GCCACCCTCTGGAATTTTCTTTTCTATTCGCTTAATTTCAGTTCCCATGAATTCAGCGAATTCTGATATATTCGCTTGGAATGCCATTATTTATTGTAACCTCTGTTGTAAGCTTCTTTTAAATTCAACCCGTCAAGAACTGTATTTTTCTGAATTAATAGCATTAATGATTCATTAGTTTGTGAGATTTTTTGAATGAGTTTATTCAATCCATCTTCACCCGTTTTCATACCGTTTAACGCATCAGCAAGCTCTTTGATAGTGTCTAATTCTGCCGCAACATTGCCACCCAAGATTTCGCTTTTCGCATCGGTTTTTGCTTTATCTACAAGCTCAAGGATTTTCTTAGCGGATAAGGTTGAAGTTTCATTGGTTGCACTGTCGTTAATGCCTGCCGCACTACCAGATAGGCTTCTTATGGATTGAAATAATTCATTGATTGCACCAACAAGATCTGTTTTTTCTGTCGTGCTTAAAGTTGTTAGGTTGCCGATAAGTTTAGTAATTTCCTTATCTTTCTCACCCACAAATTCAGCAAATGTTGTGAGCGTTTGATAAAATTCAGGTCTTGCCATGTTATAAAGCTCCTATATTATAAAAAGTTTTTAATTCTTCGAAAGTTGGGATTTTTGGTTTATCGCCAATCTCTTTTATTAAACGCACTTTAACCTTGATATTAGGTCTTGAGCGTTTAACTAATCTAATAATCATCTCGCCTCCGTTATATCGTGGATAAGCGTGAATTCACCGCCTGCGAGTGTTCTAATTAATCCTTGCGGACTGGTGCATTGCAAATCCCAGCTTGCAGTTTCCCACTTCGCTCCTAGCGTTTTATCGTGTGATAACGTTACAGTGACTAGATTTTCGCTTACAGTAATCTCACCTGTTTCAGTTGATAGCTTGATAATCTCGCCTTTCTTCGGCTCAATCCACATATCAAACTTACTACCGGTTAAATCACTTTTCTGCTCGTCATCTTCTAGGATTTCAAAAGTCCACCCGTCATCATCACCACGCACTGTTTCTAGCTCAATGTTTTCCATTTTTGCTCCAATAAAAAACCGCACGATGGTTGCTCAAAGTGCGGTTGATTTCAGTTAAGGTTGATTAGATTACGATTTGACCGTTTTCTTTTAGGTAAGCATAAATTCGCTCAAGAACAATATGATCTGTCGTTTTGCCTATATCGTCTTTAGTTAATGGTTTGTTCATTAGCTCTTTTGCTGCTACTGCATCAATCCACTTGTAATCAGAGATGATAGGCGTGAAGTTAGTCACGGAGCCGTCACTATCTTCGCCAGTGCCTAGCACATACTTGGCATTGATAGAACCATCTTCTTGTTTGGAGTATGCAGCAATAGCTGAATACATTGGATTTAAGATTTTGTTAAATGTTGTCATTTTTACTCCTAGACTTGTGTCATTGTTGTCGTGCTTGATACTGCGTATGCTACGATGCATAACTTGGCAGGGTTTCTATTACCAAAGCCAATATTGAAAAGCTCTGTAGGGTCTTTTTTATCTGTGTGCCAATAGTAATACTCATGCGATTGATTTGCTTCTACCGTGAAAGTTATGTGTGAATTAACCACGAAAAAAATCCTCCTAACTGGAGACGGTGCTATCCTTATTCTTGATTGATAACTCCCAGCAACTATATAGGCATTAGCAATAAACGTTTCACACAGATTACCACCAATCAACTGATTGACCTCAAGCGATCCCGTGAATTTACCAGTTACACCCTCCAGTCTAGCGCCTCGTATCGTACCACCGTTAATATCAGTACCGTTTATCGTTGTACCCGTGATTGTCGTACCGCTGATTGAGCCACCAGAGATATTATTACCATTGATATTGTTACCATGGATATTGACCCCTGTAATATCACCAGCGTTGATGCTACCAATGTTTGAGCTAATAGCGGAAAGACTGGATACATTGATCTTGTCAGAAGTAAGTGACCGTGTGGCAATATGCTCCGCCCCGATACTTCCAGCTGCGATATGTTTAGCTGCCACAGCGCCAACTGCAATATTATTAGCTGTTACGCTATCAGCTCCAAGTTGTTTAGTTGTGATTGAGTTTGATACAATCGAGCCACCATCAATAGAAGTGATTGATGTTTCTCGCCAAGGACTTGGCCCAACTTGATTTTCTCTAACTTCCTCAAGCATTGCTCTAGCCATATAGTTGTCTTGATATGCTTGTTGGTAACCAAACCTTTCGATTCGGAATATTAAGTTAACCACGCCAGATTTTGGAGCCTTAAACTTAACAAAAGCTCGATGTGCATTATTCACATCTAAGCCATTAGCAAAGTGTGATGATGACGCCTCGTCCATATCTTCGCCATCATTAAGCAATATCCGATCTCGCTCACCAAATAATTTACTATTATTAATCCAGCCAAGATATTGTGTGCCGTCTGAACTATATTCCTCTGCAATTAAATACCCACCGCAATGATAACAACCAACGTATGCTGAGAATATATAGGTTTTACCAGGGATGACATTGACAAATACCCTAGAATTATCCACCCAAAACTGATTGCTTTTGCTATCAACCGCTAACTGCGAAAATCCATTTACAGCCCATGCAGCAAAATTGAACTCCTCGTTCATGTACTGGTCATCTTTTGGATGGTACGGCTTGCTTTTGCTGTACTGACGATTCTCACGCATCACGCCAACATTACCTGCTGTCCAGTATTTTTCAATTTCTTTTTTATACCAAACAAAGCCATGCCATCCCTGTGAGTTATTGGCAAATATTGGGTTCTTAAGTAAATTACCGCCAAGCCCCAAGGCTAATTTATCACCTGTAATTTGAGTTGCAGCAATGTGTTCCGCTCTAACCGCTCCAGCTTGTAGCGCACCTGCTCCGATTGTGTTTGCACCAATTTGGTCAGCTTGTAAAGTGCCAACTAATTGAGTTGTTTTAATGCGAGCGCCGCTTGCATCAATGCCATTCTCAAGGTATCTGCTACCATTCCACGTGTAGAGTTTACCGTCTGCGGTGTTGTAAACCTGTTTGCGCCCTTGATATTCGCCAGTGTTTAAACCGTTAACCGTCTTGATTAGGTCAAGGTTGCGAGCTGGTAAGGCAGTATCAATGACTTCATCAACGATATTTTGAGAGAGTTTTTTGTTTAAAACTTCCAACTCTGCATCAATATCTACCGCACTTTCACCACGCAATCCGCTTTGTTGGCTAAATGGACCAATGTTCACGCCTCGAGTATGTCTTAACCAATAGTATCTAACCTGTTTAGCTCCGACCTCGTGCGAGTACATTTTTGCAGTAACTCTTGTTAGGCGTTTGGCGGTTTTAATATCGTCCGTTTCACTAACAAAAATCTCTGTCGCTGTGGCATCATTAATCCAATCCCACTCAAGTGTGATATTGCCTAGCCCACCAGTTACTCTTACGCCTGTTGGAGCTGGAGGCTTGTCAATGACAAAGGTTTGAGTTCTTTCGCTTAATACTTGGCCTCGCTCATTTTTAACCAAGATTACAACGGTGTATTCTCCATTTTCTAGGCTGTCTAAGTTTAGATTTGGCGACGTTTGACCTAGTCTTATATCGTACAATGCACCGTCTTTGTAGATGCGGAAATCATACTTGATAACACCGTTACCGCCTGTTACATCACCAGCAAACGAGATACTGCCGTCAGGATTAACCGTT